CAAAGAAGAAAGTCTTTCTAATGTTAAAGAAAGAATGAACAGAATTGTAGAGGGAAATGATCCGGGGTATCATTTACGATGAGCGAAGAAGCAAAACCCAAGAAGAGGGCAGTAGAGCCCAATATGCTGCACACTACGTTTCATTCCAATGCGGATGAGACTGAGTTTACTATAAATACCTATCAGGATTGTGAGCCTATACTGGAGGAAAATAAGAAAGCATATAATAATTATGGCGACTTGCTTACTCCGGGTAAGACTGGAGAAGGCGTAAGGGTTGCATCTATACCTCTAAATGTATGGACTCAATGGATGAAGGAAACTAATGGGGAGATAGAAAAAGATCATAACCTTATGAAGAGATATCTCAACGATCCCAACAATAAATATTTTAGAACTACACCAACGAGGATTTAACTATGTGGTTATATGCATTTGGCGTTGCAGGACGCACACAAAGAAACTATCCAGTTTTAAATCAAAACGCATTCTTCTCAGCCCGTAACGTCTAATGGCTATTGGAACGTACGCAGAACTACAGACTGCGGTAGCTAACTGGCTAGATCGTGATGATCTGACTGACAGGATACCAGAGTTTATAGCTTTGGCAGAGGCGAAAATGAATCGCGTTCTGCGTATATCCCTTATGGAGAACGTAAGTACAGCGCTTTCAACGGTTGCTGGTACAAGAGATTATAGCCTTCCTACTGGATTTACGGGAATGAAAGAATTTCATTTGACGACCGATCCTTTAGTTACGTTATCTTACATAACACCAGAAATGATGAGTAGGATGTGGGCTGGAAGTACAACAGGAAGGCCGAAATCCTTTACTTTATTTTCTGATGCTGGAACAAGGAAAGTTAAGTTAGGACCGGCACCAGATGTGGTTTATACCACCTCTATGCTCTATCTTAAAAAGATAGATGCTTTATCTGTTGCTAATCCAACAGAGACTATGCTGACAGAGAACCCAGATATATATTTATACGGAGCATTATTAGAAGCGGAGCCTTTCCTTATGAACGATGCTAGGGTACAGCTATGGGCTAGTCTGCTAGAGAGGGTAGCAAAAGACTTACAAGATAGAGACAACTTTGACCGTCACTCAGGTTCTGAGTTGAGGGTTATGAACACGACAGGGTATCCATAATGGCATTAGACACTGGAAATTATATTAGCGATTTTGATCGCGCAAATCCCACCTCATCCGATCCGGTTTCAGAAGGCGACGATGTTCTTAGATTTGTCAAGAAAGTTCTTCAAAAGACCTTCCCAATGGGAACCGATGCTGCTGGTACAGCTACGGGTGTAGGACCGAACCAAGCAGTTCAGGTTATTATAGCCAAGGCTACGGAACCAACTATGGGTGGAAGTGCTGCTGAGTCTATGGGTCTAGTTTGGTTAGACACGACGACTAACTTATTAAAGATAAGGAATCAAGCCAATGATGCTTGGATTACCCTTGCTGTTAATCCCGAGACAAGTAATTCAGTAGATATTAATGCTGGCACAATAGATGGGGCTATAATTGGTGGTGCTACACCAGCGGCGATTTCTGGTACAACCTTATCTGGCAGTACCAGTCTGGCTCTGGCAACGGGTGCTACAGTAACAGGGGTAGATAATGGCACCATAGGGACGAGTGCTACTCTTCTAGCTACGCAGGGGGCAATAAAAACATATGTTGACGCACAGGTTACGGCGCAAGACCTTGATATTACTACGGACAGTGGCAGTATCGACATTGATCTGGATTCTGAAAGTCTGACAGTTGCGGGTGGATCGGGCCTCAATAGTTCGGCAACAGGTACAACGGTTACTATAGCGGGAGATGATGCTACTACATCAGCAAAGGGCGTAGCCTCTTTCTCGTCTGATAACTTTGGGGTTTCATCTGGTGCGGTAACAATTAAAGATGCTGGTGTTGCTAATGCAGAGTTAGCCAACATGGCTGCAAATACGGTTAAAGTACGAAATGCAAACTCATCAGGCGTACCTTCTGATCTAGCTTTAACCACAACCCAGATAATGATTGGTGACGGGACCGGCTTTACTGTGGCGGCTCTATCTGGTGATGCTACTATGACCAATGCTGGTGCGGTTTCAGTTGCCGGGATACAGGGTCAGTCAGTTAGCGCAACAGCGGCAACGAATGACCAATACTTAAAATATTCCACCACATCTTCAGAGTGGCAGAAGGTTGATGTTCTAGCACCTGATAGACTGACCACTAAAGGTGATTTACTCGTATACAATACGGTGGACTCAGAAACCAGATTGCCTGTTGGAACAAATGGGCAGATTTTAACAGCAGATTCTACCGCAACCAATGGCGTTTCGTGGCAAGATTCATCAGCAGTAGCAATGGCTTTAGCACTAGGAGGCTAATATGGCTAATACTTTTAAGAATGCAGGAGTCGCAGTTAGTGATTCAAGAACTACTGTATACACTTGTCCATCAGCAACAGCAGCGGTTGTCAACGCTGTCTATCTATCAAATGTAGATGGAACAAACTCGGTGGATGCATCATTAGAATGTACTGTCGATGGTGGCAGCACCTATTTCTATATAGCAAAGACTGTACCTGTTCCGGGGGATTCAACCCTTGTAATAGATAAGGCAGTCAATCTTGAGGCTGGAGACATCTTAGCAGCTACGGCGTCAGCTACTGGCGACCTTCAGTGTGTTATAGGTGTGCTGGAGATAACGTAATGTCATATATGGGCAAAGTAAGACCCACGATTGCTCTAACGTCTAGCGACATAGTTGATGGCGCTATTACAACTGATAAGGTGGTAGATGATGCTGTAACTGTTGACAAGGTAGCCAATGCTATTAATACTTCTATTGCTGCCAACACCGCCAAGGTTACAAACGCTACACACACTGGTGACGTAACAGGAGCAACGGCTCTTACTATCGCAACTGACGCAGTGGATATTGCTATGCTTAGTGCGACAGGCACCGCATCTTCAAGTACCTTTTTAAGAGGAGACAATGCTTGGGCGGAAGCTGGCGGTGGCAAGGTTGTTCAGTGGGTTTACGATGATTATGACAGTCAGCAATCAACAACATCAGATTCATTTGTAGACATTCCTAATTTAAGTGTTGACATTACTCTCACAAACTCATCAAATAAAGTTATGGTTCTTGGTAGTTTGAATGGCATGCTTAAGAGTGACATAGCCAGCCAAGCAATAGACGTACAAATAACAAGAGATGACGTAAAAATTGCCGGTATGAGCAATTACAATTTATACACAAGCACTACGGCAGGAACTTTACCAGCATTTTATCAAGACAACCCAGCGGATACATCAGCCCATACCTACAAATATCAATGGAAGCGCAGGCAGGCTACCAGCGGTACTCAATATATGAATTCAACTGATGGTAATGGGTGTATCTCTACGATAATGTTATTGGAGATAGAGACATGATTGGTACAGATATTGCTACAGCAATTATTGCTATTAAATCAGATGCACAATTTTCAATTACAGGTGATGATGTTGATTATATTACATGGCATGACGGTAATCCTACTAGTATTACTGATGAGGCTATATTAGCTAAACAAACAGAATTACAGTCAGAATATGACGCACAAGAATATGCCCGTAATAGAGCAAAAGCATATGCATCCACTGGCGACCAACTAGATATGCAATACTGGGATAGCGTCAACAACACAACGACATGGAAAGACCATATAGCATCCGTTAAGGATCAATTTCCAAAGGTATAAATTATGGCATTAACAAAAGTAACAAGCGAGATGGTCAACCCTGATCCATCTGATGGAATAAAATCCAACCAAGATGATATAGCATTACTTGGGTTTAAGGTTGCTACAAATGGCTCTCTCGCTAAATATAATTTGGTAGACCAAACAGTTGATGACTTTCAGGATGCTTCTGGTGTAAATACAGGGTCATCGACAAATGAGGAGAGAGATTCTTCCGGCAAATATTACAAAGGGATGCTTGCAACTACCCCAACTGTAACCAGCAACCACGATAGCACAGGAACAGATGGTGACTATACTTGGTATAGGTGGACAACTGTAAGGACAGATGGTTCATATGTAAATGATACCACCCAAAGCACGGATTTCTTGGTTATAGCTGGTGGCGGAGGCGGCGGAGGCGATGATTCGGGAGGTAGCATAAATGGTGGCGGAGGAGGAGGGGCTGGCGGATATAGAAATTCTTTCGCAAGTGAGGCTTCGGGTGGCGGAGGTTCTTCTGAAACTGCTTTAAGCCTAGTTGCTAGTACAACCTATACGGTTTCTGTTGGTGCTGGAGGAGCAAGAGGTTCGACAGGTTCGGATGGTGCTGTTTCGTCAATCGTAGGTTCAGATATTACAGATATAACAACTGTTGGAGGTGGTGGAGGAGGAACCGCTGGTTCTAGTGGTTCTGGTGGTACTGGTCGTTTAGGTGGCTCTGGAAGTGGTGGGGGTAGAGATTCCGGTACGTCATCTGGAGGTGCAGGGACAGCAAATCAAGGTTATGCTGGTGGTGCCGCTGGTGGCACATCTGCAGCAAGTTCTGGTGGTGGTGGAGGCGCAAGTGCTGTTGGATACAACGGACACAATCCAGATGGTGGGGCTGACCCATTTACTACGGGAGACACATATTCAAAGGGTGGTGCTGGTCTTTCAAGTTCGATAGATGGTTCAGCCACAACAAGATCGGGTGGCGGGGGTGGTTCATATGAAAATAGTGATGGCACGGCGGATAGTCAACGACCACAAGGAGGTTCTGGAGGTGGTGGTAACGGAGTTTGTAGCACTGGTAGTGGATTAGACGCAGTTGCTGGAACTGTTAATACAGGTTCAGGTGGTGGTGCGGGAAAAAATGCTGCGAGAGGTGCGGCTGGTGGTTCTGGAATTGTGATTATAAGGAGAGAAACTGCTCCCACCATAGAGGGGAATAATATGACTCTTATATCCGCTACAACAGCAGCCCAAGCAGCCCCAACCAAAGGTGATGTGGTTTTCACTTATACCAACGGTGCTGGAACAACCACATTAGGGACAGACGTAACCGCAGAAATATCCGCAGATGGTGGTTCCACTTGGACGGCAATGACTTTAGGTTCAGAGGGAAGCACCGGTAGTCACAATATTGCCACGGCACATGATGTCACGATAACAAGTACGATATCTTCTCCGTGGAACATGGCGTACCGCATAAAGACCTTGAACCAAGCGGTGGGCAAAACAACAAGAATTCAAGCAGTCTCACTAGGATGGTCATAATATGAGCTATATAGGAAATCAACCGCCTGATATTGGCGCATACGATGTAGAGTCATTCAACGGTGGGGGAACTTCATTCACACTTAAAAGGGCAGCTACTGTATCGTCAGTTCTTTTATTCATAGATGGCGTCAGGCAAACCCCAACAGATGCGTATACTGTTAGTGGCACAGCCCTAACGACTACTGCAACAACCCCATCAGGAACAGACAATGTAACAGTCATGTTCATGGGTGACGTTGTAGATATTGGCGAACCTTCTAATGATACGATAAGCACTGCTAAGATTCAGGATGATGCTGTAACTGCCGCCAAACTAGCCAACTCAATTAATACTGAGATTACCGCTAATACAGCTAAAGTAACAAACGCTACACATACTGGCGATGTAACGGGTGCAACAGCCCTTACCATTGCTACTGATGCTGTAGACATTGCCATGTTATCTGCAACGGGTACAGCTTCTTCAAGTACATTCCTAAGGGGGGATAATGCTTGGGCTGGCGGTGGTAAAATTTTGCAAGTTGTGTCAACAACCAAAACTGACACATTTACAACTACTGGCGACATGGCAGATATAACAGGATTAACGGTTGATATAACTCCCTCTGCGACAAGTAGTAAAATATTGATTTTAAGTGCTGTAAATGGGTCACAAGACGTTGGTGTTTCAAGAGGTTATTTAACTTTAGT